TTGGGTTCTATACACTGCTTATATGGTTTGATCTCAATAATCATTTTTTTAATCTTACCATTCTTATCCTTCACCTTGATATAAAAATCTGGGAAGTATCTGTGGTAGCGATTATCAACAGGAGACCGATAGGGAACGATAATTTCTTCACTTCCCCATTCTAATATCTTTTCATTGGTATCACAATAAACCATAAACTTCCGCTCCCAGAGAGAACGATAGATTATATTTGTTGGATCACCCTTGTATTTTTTTGGATATGAAGGTTGGTATTTTCCCTTATATGACATCTAAATACTTAATAATGTAAGACTCGTATAAGGTATTTAGATGGCAATACCATTAGGACTGACGGGAGCAGCACAAACTAGAGCAAGAATAGAAGAGGAAAGAGCAAAACAGAGAAGAACTGATACTGGTAATTCTACTTCTCCTGATACAACTCCTGCTAAACCAAAATCTGGTCCAGCAACTCTCACAAAAGAACTCCAACTGAATATGGAGCAAATGAGAGCAAAGATTGGTAATTTGGCACAAACCAATCACTATCAAATTGGTCTTACATTAAGTAAAGCACTTAAGGACCATTTTGAAGGCAGTTATCCTGAAGAACCAGATCTTAAAGAAATTAATAAATTTATTAGTCAAAAATTAATATATCTTTGTTCAGAGGCAACACTTCCAGTATCATCATATGCGACTGCAGAAGTTAAGGATAACTTTATGGGTATTCCTCAAGAATTTGCTCATACCCGTCTTTATACGGATATGGATATGACTTTTTATATTGATGATGATTATACAGTTTTAAGATTCTTTGAGGGTTGGATGGATTATATTGGAGGAGGAAATAGTAAAAAACTAGGAGAACCGGCAGCTGGGTCAGATACTGATACGCATATTTACAGAAGATTTAATTTCCCAGATAATTATAAAACGCAAACTTTGCAGGTCATAAAATTTGAGAGAGATTTTAAAAAGAAGTTGATTTATAATTTTATCAATGCATTTCCGAAAGGTTTGACTGCTATTCCAGTATCTTATGGTCCAGCAGATTTATTAAAAGTTACGGTCACATTTAATTTTGACCGATATGTTGTGAGTAGAGAAGTTGTTCCTAACACCAAAGGAACAGAATCCATTGGTGGTGTAATTCCGAACATCAACTCTCCAGATTTTTCCAAGAAAAATGTTACCAATTCAACTGGTATAGTGTTTAAAAAACAGCAATAAATAATCACAACTGAAGTTATTATAGGTTATTATGCCTTTACCAAAGATTAATACTCCAACATATGAGTTGGAATTGCCTTCTACTGGAAAGAAAATTAGATATCGTCCCTTTCTGGTAAGAGAAGAAAAAATCCTCATCATGGCACTGGAATCTGAGGATATGAAGCAGATTACCGACGCCATTGTTCAGATTTTGTCGGATTGTATTCAGACAAAGAGTGTAAATGTTTCCGAACTCTCAACATTTGATATTGAGTATCTCTTCCTGAATGTTCGTGCCAAGTCTGTCGGTGAAACAGTTGAGGTAAATATAACTTGTCCTGATGATGGTGAAACATCCGTTCAGATGGAAATTGAGATTGACTCCATCAAAGTTCAGAAAAATAAAGATCATAAAAACGTTATCAAACTTGATGAAAATCTCTCTATGAAACTTAAGTATCCATCACTGGAACAATTCGTAGAGAATAACTTTGAGACCAATGAACAGACAAGCGATGTGAATAAGTCTCTGAGTATGATCACTTCTTGTATTGATATGATTTATGATTCTGAGGAGTCTTGGAGTGCCGCAGACTGCACCAAAAAAGAACTTGATGAATTCCTGGAGCAACTGAATACAAAACAATTTAAAGAAATTGAGACTTTCTTTACAACAATGCCCAAGTTGTCTCATACCGTCAAAGTTAAAAATCCCAATACAAAAGTTGAGAGTGAAGTTGTTCTGGAGGGACTCGCTAGTTTTTTCAGTTGAGTATGGCTCATACTAGTCTTGAGTCATACTATAAGGTTAATTTTGCCTTGATGCAGCATCATAAATACTCTTTGACTGAGTTAGAAAATATGATTCCTTGGGAGAGAGAAGTATATCTTACTTTGCTTGAACAATATATTGAGGAAGAAAACCTAAAGGCACAGCAGCAGAGTGGACATTAATCAAGTTTACACAGCACCATCAATACCGAAGTTGAGCAAGAAGAACATATCTTCTTCGGTTCTTCGTGGTGCTACTGCGACTACTGCTACTCCAAAATTAAAGACAACTAAATTCAGTTTCATAAAACCAAAAATTTCATCAGAAACTCTAAAAACTGATGTATCATCATTACAAGTATCAGAGAGTCTGTCAGAAACCAATAGAATTCTTGTAGAGATACAGAAGCAACTTGCTCTTGATTTTGCCAATAGAATTGCTGAAGAGAAAGAAGCAATTAAAAGAATAAAAGCAGCAGAGTCAAAAAGAAAATTTGCGTCTAAAGAAAAATCAGTAGAAGCAACTAAAAAAATAAGCGGTGCTCTTGGCGGTGCTATTGGAAAAGTTACTGCACCTATTAAAAGTGTTTTTGATAAGATAAAGGAATTTTTTACTCTTATTTTAACAGGTATTGTTTTAAATGCGGCATTTAAGTGGTTACAGGATGATAAGAATAAGCAATTATTATTCACAATATTTGATTGGATAGGAAATGCGTTTGTTCCTGCCGTAATTGCTATTGTTGGATATAAACTTTTTAGATTATTGCGAGGAATATTTCAAATTGGCAAATGGTTATTAAAATTACCTGGTAGATTAGCAAAGATACTTGGAATAAAAGGACAGGCAAAACCAACAGCACCAACAGTAGATCCAAGGACTAGACCCAAAATAAAACCACAAGCATTAAGAGATCTAGGAAAAGCTGCTGCGCCAAGACCGGGGGCAGGAACAATACTTAGTTCTGGCGGTAAACCTTTACTGGGTTCTGGCATAGATGCATATCGGGGGGGAACTCCTGGTAGAGCACCATCAATACCAAAATTGAATGCACCAGTAAAACCTAAAGGTGTTGGTGGTGGAATTATTGGAAACGTTGCTTTTGTATTAGCACAATTATTTGCACCACAAATACAAGAAGCAGTGGGCGGTCTTTACAATCAGATGGGTATTGGTATGGGAAATTTAAGTGATGAAGAGTTAAAAAAACAATACGAAGAAACTTATAAGAGTTTTGTCAAATATAATTCTGGTCAATCTTCTCTACCATTTGGAGGAAATCAATCTTCCTTTGAAGAATATGAATTTGGTAGATTAAATTTATTACAAAATGAATTTAAAAGACGCGGACTCTCTTTTAATAGTGGAGGAACGATCCCTGGTCCAAAAGTTAATAAAGATGTTACTCCGGTGTTAGCAACTCCTGGAGAAGAAATTTCTAATCTTAGAACTTCAATGTTGTTTAGACCTCTCTTAAAAGATCTTAATAATAATGCAGGAAGAATATGGAATCTTTTCTCTCAAGCAATAACAAAGGTTATTAATGTTACTGCAATACAAAAAGAAGTATCAGATAATTTTAATAAAATAATAAAAGATTTTGATAAGTATCTTAAAGATGATATAGCAAAGAAGAGAACTTCCAAACCAGGTGGAGGTGGTGGTGGATTTAGAGTTCCTTCTACCAAACCACGTTCTATCTCTGCGGCACCTAGATCTACAAACGTTATTATGAATGCTCCATCTGGTTCTGGTGGAATGACGTTCTTGCCAATGGTTCTTCCAAAGCAATCATCAAAACCACCACAAATTCCTCAGATGCAAGGAAAGGCAACGGAAGTTCCTGTAATATCCCCTGTTAATTTTGCAAATCCTTGGATGGATGTGACTCCAGAGTTATACGGAATTCAGTTATACGGATAAACTATGGAAAAGCAGATACAAAGTCTAAAACTAAATGTAACAAATATAAAGAGTCACTTAGTTAATTCTAACAAACAACTAAGAACTCTTAAAGTTCAGAAAATGAACTTGGTTTCTAAGTTAGAAAAACAGAGTGAAGTAAGAGCAAAAGAAGATAAATTAGAAACTAAAAATCTTGGAATAGGGTCTGGATTTTCTAATATTATTGGTACGGTTACTGCACCAGCTAGAAGTATTTTTGATAAGATATTAGAATTCTTCGGTCTAATTGCTCTTGGGATTCTGGTTCAGAAACTACCTGCAATTATAGCAAAAATAGAAGAATTTTTTAATAGTGATTTTATAAAAACATTAGGAGACATATTTAAT